AATATATGGCCTATAACGCAGAGCGAAACAAGAAACTTAGAGCGTTTTGGGGCGTCACTGAGAAAACCCTTAGAGAATGGTTAAAAAAGGGCTATCCTGTAGAAGACCCACGCTTAATGGCTTGGACGCTAATAACCCAGCCCTGCACAAATAGCAGATTACGAAAGCGGGCTATCTCGGTAAAGGACGAATATAAAACAAAGCCAAATGCGCGAGTGGACGATAGCGACATCAGAGACACTGATGGGCTGGAATACTTCAGGGACTTTTACGCTAAAAAGGTTAAAGAAAGCATTGATGCTGACGAGCCAGCCAAGACCCAGTTCTGGAACGATCTTCTAATAAAGACGGAGAACAGCATTCGGCAGAACAAGCTTGCCGAGAAAAAGCTGGGCATCGAGAAGGGGGAGCTAATCACCCGGTCCGAGGTGGAGCGTCAAATCTTCAGCATGGCCTTTTGGATGATGCGGAGCATAGACCAGAGCTTGCGGGAGGTAACAGAGCAGTTTGATGATCCGAAGAAGGCGTGGGATATACTGGATGAGTATCTGCTGGACAGACGGCTGGTGACACCCTTTGCGAAGGCGTGCGGGCCTGCCAGTGGGATAAGCCTGCCGGATTGGTATGTGGAGAAAGTAAAAGACGTAATAGATGACTACATTGAAGACGGCAGAGCGATCATGGAAGAGCTTATCGCGTAAGAGCACGGTGAGTTGGTGTCGCAAGCACGTGGTCCTGGACTACGGGCCATTCAACCCAGACAGGATACCCATGATCCGGGAGCCCCTGGACACAATGGATCGGGTGAGGGGGTGCAAGTTTCTGGTGCTTGGGCCGATCCAGTTGATGAAGACGCTCATTGGTCAGCTAAAGACATTAAGGGACTTTCAGGTGGCACCGGGCCGGGCGGCAATCTATTTCGACACCGGAGATGCGGTAAAAGACTTCAGCGATGACAAGCTCACTCCGCTCTTTGACAATACGCGGGTACTCCAACATCTGCTCCCGGAGGATCGATACAAAAAGACCAAGCAGAGTGTCCTGTTCCCACATGTGCCATTCAGGTTGCTGAGTGCGGGTGTGGCCGGGGACAGAAACTCGAAGACGCTAGAGAAGATCGTGTGCGATGAGGCATGGTGCTACAAGAGCGGTCAGTTGACGGAGATATTCGGCAGGATGACCAGCTATCCATTGACCTACCAGGCAGTGATCCCGACTAGTGCCGGGGACAAGGGGAGCGAGATCGATAAGATGTATGAAGACAGCGACCAGAGAGTGTGGCATGTGCCTTGTCCTGAGTGCGGGGAGTTCTTCGCCTATGACATGAACTTCGGGCAGATAGACGGCACGGTGACAAAGGGAGGTTTGCGGTTCGATACATCTGACGAAGTCAGGAAAAAGGACGGCACGCTAAATAGGCTGAAATTCAAGAAAAGCGTTTACTACGAATGTCCACACTGCGAGGCGCAGCTAAAGCATAACGCGGCGCGTCAGCACCGCATGAACCTGGCCGGGAGATACATCTCGCAGAACCCTGACAGCGACCCCGAGGTGATAGCGTGGCACGTAAACGCCTTCAGTCATGTGGACTGGGGGAAGCTGGCTCTGGAGTGGATGGACGCGGTGCAGGCAAAGAACCGGGGAGACCTGGAGCTTATGCAGGACTTCTACCGTAAGCGGTGGGTGCAGCCCTGGGATGTGCGGGGAGTGCTGAAGCCCACAGACACAAGGGAGGGCTTCGGTGGTTACGCAAAAGCGGATAAGTGGGATAAAGAGTTTATACGGATACTGACCGTCGATGTGCAGAAAGATCACTATTGGTATGTGGTGAGGGCGTGGGCCAAAGATGGGAGCAGCAGGCTGTTGGCAGAGGGCAGGGCATTAACTGCATTGAACCTTCGGGAATTGCAGACGGACATGGAAATACCAGACCACGAGGGAAAGTGGCTGGACAGTGCCTGCAACGTCTTTATCGACGGCAACTACAACCCGAAGCAGGTAGCAAGAATGGCGGCCCTCTATCACTGGTATGTCCTACGTGGAACAGACTGCCGCCCATTCAGGCATAATGACGGGATCGTGAGGCCATATGGGGAGATTGAATACATAGACGCATTCGAGGGAACCGCAGACCAGGGGAGCGACCTCTACGTGGGGCAGTATAAGTTCAGCAACATCGAGGCCATGAACAGGCTGGCCACGCTTCGGCAGATAAAAGAACCGGAACGGATATGGACATACGCTAACGACGCTTCGCCGGACTACCTGAAGCAGATAGATAGCTGGGTGAGGATAGCCAAGAAGCGCAGCCGGGATGACAGCACATACTTTGACTGGATACAGAGGGAGGTCCACGATCACCTGTTTGACTGCGAGAAGATGAACGTGATAGTGGCCAGCATGAGTGGAGTAGTAGGCGCGGAGAGTATGGAATAGCCGGTTGACAAAAGCCATTGTATAAATGGCGACAGTAACCTATGGCATATATTACAGCTTCACAGAGGCGGAGCTAGACGACGAGAAAGCGAAATACAAAAAAGCCGTCCAGCAGCGCGGCAACATGCAGCAGGCTGCCGGTGGGGGTGTGATCCTGAGTGGTAGCGTAAACGGGCAGTCGGTAAGCTTCGACTATCCGCAGGGCGTGAACAGCCTGAAGCAGTGGGAGGAAGAGCTACAGGATGCGTATGCGCAACTGGACGCTGACGTAAAGAGTCCCTACAGCACCCGTAGCGTTGTGAAATTCCAATAAGTTATGCCTAACGAGATAGTAGACCAATTCGGGAGACCTGCCGGGACGGGTGGGGGAAGCACCAACTTCTACGAAGGAACACAGAGCAGCGACCAATACAGCTTCTACAAGTGGCGGCCATACCTGGACGACGACATCATCCGCATGATGAGCCGTCACAAGTGGCGCAACATGGTCAGCGATGGCCGGTGGATCGCCCAGAGCTTCAGTGAGGTAAGAGGGGCAGTAGACCAGAAAGCAGCCTACGTCTCCCAGAGCGGGTGGAAGCCTCAGTATATGGGCGAGGATGTGGAATGGGGCAAAGAGGCCGAGCGCGTAGTCCGTGAAGCGAACAAAGTCTGCAACGTAAGAGGCAGCCAGTGGAGCTTCGCAAAATCATTTGAGATCGGCTGTAAGCTTTGGGACATAGACGGAGACTTCTTCATCCTGCTCACAGAGGGCAAGCATGGCTTCCCGCGCTTCCAGTTCCTTGAGGCGCACAAAGTAGCCAACCGGGGAAGTGTGGAAGACACCGTTGAGGGTGGGCCATTCGATGGCGCACTCATCCGCAATGGCATAATTTACGATGGGGTGGGCAAAGAAATTGGATATCGGGTGCTCGGCCCGACAGAGGAAGACGATAAAGACATTTCTGCCGAGAACATGATTCATGCGGCGAACCCGTCATGGTTCAGCGAGGGCAGACCATTTCCGACAATCGCCTATGCGGTGCTTGACTGGTATGATGTAAAAGAAACCAGGGAGCATGAAAAGACGGCAGTCAAAGCCAACTCAGCAATCACTATCCTGGAAGAGACCGAGAGCGGGAAAGGTCCGACAAACCCGACAAGCGGCGGGGCTACCCAGGGCTTTACTGGGAAGAACAGCCCGAGCGTAATGTTCGAGCGTGGCATGATCCGCTACATCAAGAGCAAGGCGGGGAAGATAAGCAGCCACACCAGCGCAAGACCATCAGAAGAGTGGAAGCACTTTGACCGTCTCGTAAGAGCTGGGGCGTTCTATGGCATGGGCTGGAGAATTGAGATGCTGGACCTGTCGAGCCTGACGGGTGCCGGGGTGAGAGGCTTTAGCGACAACATCAACGTGGCGATACGCAGGCGGTTCAACGACATTGCGCCATTCGCGCACCGTGCGACACTTTACCAGATAGCTAAGCTCATCAAGAAAGGCGATCTGAAGCAGAATGCAGAATGGTGGAAGTGGGGATTCCATCCACCCAGAGAATTTACAGTAGATGAAGGCCGCATGCGGAAGGCCGAGTTGGAAGAACTAAAGGCCGGAGTAAACAGTGAGCCAATCATATTGCAGAGGCGAGGCATAGACCCCGACGAATTCCTTGAACAGTCGGCTACCTACAAGGCCAAAAAGAAACAAGTGGCCGCACGGCATGGCCTAAGCCCTGACGAACTGGGGATGCCTACCGGACAGGCCACACAAGAACAACCCGAAGACGACGACGAATGAGATACGCACGCATATTTAACGCAATAAAGAATGAAATCTGGTGCATCAAGCCAGACATGCTCCAAAGCATGAGCACGGTCTTGAGGTCTGCCATGCTGGGCAACCTTGTCAGATTGGAAGATGCGGGGCTCCCGGTAAAGCCAATCGACACAGCCAGCCAGGAACCCGGACAAGTGGGCGTTGTTTCAATACAAGGCGTATTGGGGAAATACCTGACTGGCCTGGAGGCAGAGTGTGGCGGTGCAAGCGTGGAAGCAGTAGAAGCCAATCTGGTAGCTGCGGCAGAAGATGAGACCGTCAGCAACATACTTCTCCACATAGACTCACCAGGCGGCGGAGTGACGGGTATCCCGGAACTAGCCAAGACCATTCGCAAAATAGACAGCGAGGTAAAGCCTGTCTATGCGTTCACGGATAGCATGGCGGCAAGTGCAGCCTACTGGCTGGCAAGTGCGGCACGGGGTGTCTTTGTGACAGAAACCGCAGAGCTTGGCAGCATAGGAGTTTATGTGGCCTATATCGATGAAAGTGAGTGGATGGCCAAGGAAGGGTATAAGCTGGAGTTGTTCCGGGCCGGTAAGCACAAGGCCGCAGGACTGAGCGGTGTGGAGATGACCGAAGAAGACCGGGGGATCATACAGGGTCAGGTGGATGACGTCTACAAACTGTTCACGGGCTTCGTGAGTGGCGAAAGGCCGCAAGTTGGACAGGAAAGCATGGAGGGACAGACATTCATGGGCGTGAAGGCACTGGAGGCCGGACTAGTTGATGAAATCGTCGGAGGAATCGGCGAAGTAGTGGAAAACATCGCAGCAAGTTGACAAACCACCTATAACAAATGAAAGTATTTAAAGCGCAAAACAAACTTGAGCAAGCAAGCAGGCTATTCACCGAGGCCGGACTCGACCTCGAAGCGATGCTTGGAGCTAGAGACGACAAAGCCCTCTCGGCGCACATTAGCGAATTGGCCGAGGATGTAGAGTCCACGACAATAGATGACCTTCTTACGCAAACAGGAATAGAAGCCAGTGAGGAGCAGACCGCAGCCGAGGCCATCACCGCTTCCCTCAAAGGCAAGGCCGAGTTGGAAAACCAACTAACCTACCTCACCGAGAGCTTAAAAGAAAGCGGCATTGAGCTGGTAGACGGCAAAAGCGTAAAAGAAATTTTGGAAGAGCGCATAAGCATAGCAGCGCAAGAGCAACTCTCGAAACTCGGTCATGAGCCGGTAAACGATGATGTGACAGACAACCCAGACGAGCCCCAGGCTAATAAAACGGTTGTCGAGAAGTGGCAAGCGATCACTGATCCCGGAGAGAAAACCACGTTCTACAGAAAGAACAGGGATAAGATAATCTCCTCATTCACTAAAGTATAATTTAAACACACAACATAAAGAACAATGGCAACAAACGACTTCTCAGGCGCACAAGACGATATCATAGCACAGGGGGTACTTCACGGCTTCGTCGCTGGACTAACCCCACTTTCGGCATTCTCAACGGACTATTCCGCAGATGCCGCTAAGAAGGGAAGCACGGTATCCGTAATCCGTGACGATTCCGCTTTAACGGCAGTAGCCACAAAGACTAGCGGTTCAGACTATACCATGCAGAACACAGATAGCGATGCGGTTGAGATTTCGCTTAACAAACACCCG